TCAGGAAACAAATTAAAAGATGAGCGAGATAGATTTTTATATAACTACATGGTATTTGCTAAGAAAAAATTTCCAGATGATTGGGATAAAAAAGTTTTAGAAGCTGCTAGAAATTATATTATTTATGATACAGTCTGGGGTGATGAGAAAGTAAAAGATAAAATTAAATATTGGAAAAATGAAACTAAAGGTTTTAAATGTAGTGATCTCCCTATCTCTTCTTATTGTGCAAAAGGAACTTGCTTAAAAAGAAAATTTGGTATTGGAAGTCATAGAAGCACAACATGGCCTCAAGTATCTGGATTAATTAAAATGGATTACAAACCAGATCCAGAGTTTTTTATAAATATAGATTTAGCCGATGGTAAAGTTGTGCAAATTCATGCAAAGCATATAAAAAAAATAGCAGAGATGAAAGAGATGCGTGCTTTGATAGCAGAGCAAACACCTATATTTCCGCCAATATTAAAACAAAACGAATACCAAGTTATATTAGATACTTTATGGGCCAACATGGAAACCATTAAACCACCTGCGGGCACTAATCCACTAGACATGTTAAAAAAACAATTGATTGATTTTGTTAATGGACCACAAGCCAGCACTTTTGCAGCTTTTAAAACTGGTGCTGTTTTAGCTGAAGATGATTATTATTTCTTTATCTATGATTCTTTTTATGAAGAACTTAAACGTGGAGATTGGATTAAAGAAAGATCAAGGACTGCTACAATGATTGGACAATATTTTGGTGGAGAATTTAATTATCAAAAAAGATTTCCACAAGGTAATAATGAAAAACCTTTTTCACCATTAAGAGTTTTAAAACTTCCAAAAGAAGGTTTAGAAAAAGAAGAAATACAAGATGAATTTATTAAACAAGAAAATAAGGAGATGATAGTATGAGTAAGCCAAAACAACCACCACAAGTTTGCATATCCATGCCTACCTATGATTTAATGCAGGTATCTACATGTCTGTCATTAATTAAATTAATGGATAGATTTACAATGGCTAAGATAAAATCAACTGTTCAAACATTTAAAAGTCCATATGTAGGATATGGTAGAAATGTATTGACCGCAATGTTTTTAGAAACAGGCATGGACTATCAATTGTTTGTAGATTCAGATATGGAATTTGAACCTGATGTCATAGGAAGAATGATTATTGCTGAAAAAGACGCAATATGTGTTCCTTACAGAAAAAAGACTCAAGATAATGCAGTTAGATTTTCTGTGGCTTTTGAAGATTTTAATAACATAGACATTGACAAAAAAGGTTTAGTTAAATTAAAAGTGGGACCAGCTGGATTAACTTTGATACATAGAAGAGTGTATGAAAAATTAATGAAAGATCGTCCAGATTTAAAAATTACACAAAAAGAAATAGTATCTGATACAGCAAATAATTATTTCTATAATTTTTGGGACACCACGTTTGATAAAAATGGTAGATGGTGGGGAGAAGATACTAATTTTTGTAACATGATTAGAAAGGCTGGCTTTGATTTTTATGGGATCGTTGATGCAGAAACTACCCACCATGGAACTTATGGCTGGAAAGGAAAATTAATAGATACATTTCAACAGGTCAATGGAAAAAAACACAATTAAAATATACGGACCACCAGGCACAGGTAAAACTTTTCGTTTAATTAGAAGGGTTAAAGCTTATGTTAGGACGGGCATACCATTACATAAAATAGGATACTTTGCATTTACAAAGAAAGCAGCTGCGGAAGCGAGAAAAAGAATAGGTGTTTCTGATAAAGAGGTTCCTTATTTTCAAACATTACATGCTTTTTGCTATCATCTTTTGGGACTTAAAGAAGAAGACATTATACAACCTTATCATTACGAAGATTTAGGTATGAAACTAAATGTTCGAGTATCTTTTGTAGATAAATATAATGAGGAAGAAAGTCATTTTTTAACCTGTAACAACCCATACTTTCAAATCATTCAAAAAGCTATCAATAAAGATATATCTGTTGAAGAAGAATTTAATTTAAATGAACATGATAGAAGAGAAGTAAAATGGGATACACTTAAACATATATCAATAAATTTAGAGGCCTATAAAAAAAATAATCAAATAATAGATTTTAATGACATGATTAAATTGGTTACTGAGTCTGATAAAATCCCTGAGTTTAAAGCAATTTTTATAGACGAGGCTCAAGATCTCTCGCCATTACAGTGGAAACTATATGATAAATTAAAAGAAAAAGCAGAGCATGTTTATTTAGCAGGTGATGATGATCAAGCTATTTTTGCGTGGGCAGGAGCTGATGTTAATAGATTTATAAAAGAACCTGGAAAAGAAAAAGTTTTAAGATATTCTCGAAGAGTTTCACAAGCTGTTCAAATGCAATCAAATTTTCCTATATCTAAAATAATGGGTCTGAGAAAAACCAAAGAGTATCTACCTAGAAAATATTTAGGACATTCTTATTATATATCAGACTTAAATCATGTAGATTTATCTAAAGGAAAATGGTTAATCTTAACCAGAACCAAAAGTAATTTATTACAAATAATGAAAGACTTAAAAAAGAAAAATTATTATTATCAAACTAATAAAGGTAAAAGCTACAAGGTGGGTCTATATAAAGCTGCGGAGGCTTACACTAAATGGTGTATGGAAGGAGTATTAGACGAAAAAGAAATAGCGGAAATAAGAGATTATATACCCAATGGTAATTGGGATGCTAAAGTTCCCTGGTATGATAAATTTTCTGAGGACCAAAAAGAAATATTATATTTAAGAAATTTAATTGCATCAGGTGAAAAGCTTAACGAACCTGCAAGAATATGGTTATCAACTATTCATGCAGCTAAGGGAGGTGAAGAGGATAATGTAATATTATCCATGCACCAGGGATCAAGAGTTCAAAAAGGAATAGGTTTAAGTGTTGACAAACAAGATGAGGAGCATAGAGTGTGGTATGTGGGCATTACACGAGCGCGTAATAATCTATACAAATTAAAAGCAAAAAAGAAAATAAAGGAATATCAATTATGACACATAAGGATATATTTGATGATTCGTTTCCACAAGATAAACAAATCGGAGGATCTCATTATAAAAATATGAAGATACAACCTTACGAATTTATTTCAAAAAATAATCTTTCGTTCTTTCAGGGTTGTGTTGTAAAATATGTTTGTCGTTATTTAAACAAATCAGGTATAGAAGACTTAGAGAAAATTATACATTACTGCCAGTTAGAAATAAAAAAAATGAAAGATGGAACTAAGAAAAAATAAAATATTAGAACTTCATGCACAATGGTTGTGGAATAATGGATATATAAAACAATCAATTGAGTGTTTGGAACAATCTAAATTTGAAAATGCAAGACCAAAAATAGGAAGGTTTAAACAATATGTTACTACCACAAACGGAGTGGGTGCAACCGACAGAATACCCAGATCTTAGATCATACGACGAGATAGCTGTTGACTTAGAGACCAGGGATCCAGGTCTAAAATTAAAAGGTTCTGGGGCTGTTGTAGGTCATGGAGAAGTTGTAGGTATAGCTGTGGCCACTTACAATAATAAATGGTATTTTCCGATTGCTCACAAAGAAGGACCTAACATGAATCGTAAAAAAACTTTAGAATGGTTTAAAGATATTTTAGAGTGCCCAGCCACAAAAATATTTCATAATGCAATGTACGACGTTTGTTGGATACGTAATTTAGGCTTAAAAATCAATGGTTTAATAGTAGACACTATGATTGCATCTTCTTTGTTAGATGAAAATAGATTTTCCTATACTCTCAATACATTGTCATGGCATTTTTTAGGCGAAGGTAAAAATGAAAGAGCTTTAAACGAAGCTGCAAAACAAAGAGGTCTTGATGCAAAAGCAGACATGTGGCAACTACCTGCTCAAGAAGTTGGTGCTTATGCAGAGAAAGATGCAGAACTTACTTTTAAATTATGGCAACATGTAAAAAAATTAATGATAGAACAAGAGATTCAAGATATTTTTAATCTCGAAACCGACCTCTTCCCTTGCTTAGTTGATATGCGTTTTCTAGGCGTAAGAGTAGATATGCCACAAGCGCATGACCTCCGTAAAAAATTAATTGCACAAGAACAAGTATTACTCCAAGAAGTACAAAAAGAAACAAACATAGATGTTCAAATATGGGCAGCACGTAGCATACAAAAAGTTTTTGACAAATTAAAATTATCTTACGAACGAACGGCGAAGTCTGGTGAACCTTCATTTACAAAAAATTTTCTCTCCAATCATGAGCATCCTATAATAAAAAAGATAGCAGAAGCAAGAAGAATAAATAAAGTAAACACTACGTTTATAGATACTATTTTAAAACATGAACACAAAGGTAGGATACATGCTGAGATAAATCAAATAAGATCTGATGATGGTGGGACTGTTACTGGTAGATTTAGTTATGCCAATCCTAACCTACAGCAGATACCTGCTCGAGATCCAGATACTGGACCCTTAATTAGAAGTTTGTTTATACCTGAAGAGGGATGCAAGTGGGGTTGTTTTGACTACTCGCAACAGGAACCAAGACTTGTAGCACATTATGCCTTACGTTATGGCCTAGCGTCAGTTAACACAATAGCAGACTCCTATGATAATGATCCGTCAACAGACTTTCATAGAATAGTTGCAGAGATGGCAGAGATACCTAGGTCCCAAGCTAAGGTAATTAATCTTGGATTATTTTATGGTATGGGTAAAGCAAAATTGCAAGCAGAGCTAGGTGTAAGTAAGTTTAAAGCAGAAGAATTATTTAATAAATACCACAGCAAAGTTCCATTTGTTAAACAGCTAATGAATGAGATTATGAAGGCAGCTGCTAACAAGGGTCAAATAAAAACTTTATTAAACAGGCGTTGTAGATTTCCTAAATATGAACCTATCCTTCGTGGCTCTGATTGGGGTAAGTATGTCCCCGCAGAGGATCAAACAAGAATGGAAGATTTAAAAAATATGGGCCCTTATTTAAAAGATGATGAGGGTGAGATATTAAAAGATAAAGAAGGCAATCCTAAAAAAAATTATTGGCATAATAATGCGACACGAAGAGCGTTTACTTACAAAGCTTTAAATAAATTAATACAAGGATCTGCTGCGGATATGACTAAAAAAGCTATGCTAGATTTATATAAAGAAGGAATTCTTCCACACATACAAATACACGATGAATTGGATCTATCAGTTGAGGATGATAAGCATGCACAAAAAATAAAGGATGTGATGGAAAGCGCTGTTGACTTAAAGATACCTAATAAGGTAGACTATGAGTCTGGTCCTAACTGGGGATCAATTAAATAATGTTATTAATAGATACGTATTTAGATAAAAGTAAAATACAAGGGGTGGGAGTCTTTGCTAAAGAAAATGTAACCAAGGGTCAACAAATAAAAAAAGTTAGACCTGAGTTTGAAATGAGGTTTGATAAAAAAAATTTACCTCAAATGCCTTTAGCTTTAGCTAATTTTATTCAAACTCATTCTTGGGAAGATGATAAAGATATTTATGTTATGGGCATTGACAATGAAAAGTATATGAATCATAGCACAGATCCAAACGTGAATGCAGAAGGTATTGCTTTAAAAGATATAAAAATAGGTGACGAAATAACAATAGACTACAGAGACTTTGATGATAGTATGGAGGCATGGCTTACTTAAATGCAAACATACCTGCAACCTACGCACAAATAAGAAGGGAGTTTTTATATGACTTACAAAAACATCATGGAGAAGTTGAAGATTGTATTATATTCGGGATGTCGGCTCTTGAAGGAAGGGCTATTTTATTCCATGCGATTATGGAGAATGGCGCTGTCTTTTATCGTCTCCCGATATCTGCCTTCATACAAAGAGGTTTTAAACCGCAAGATGTTCCTAAACGTAGACTTGACGAACTTCAGTTATGGAATTGTTTTAGTTATTATCCTGCTATTACTAGTTGGGATTTTTTAGTTTCACAATCAGGTAGATATATCGGTAAAGATAAAAAATGGCATCGAGGAAAATATTTATTTACTATTGACTTTGCACATCCAGAGGCTAACATAATAGATACTGATCATTCAGAGATACCGCACGAACATAAGTGCGCTCACATACTTGCACTAGAAGATGGCAACTATGCTGCACAACCAAATAATAGATTGATATGGGATATACCTTCTTTCACAGTTAAGAAGACTACACCTGATTGGAAAGTGCAAACCACAGAGTGGAACGTAGAAGACTCTGGACAGTGGATTACAGAAGACACTGACAATTTTTTCTATGAAATGGAGGAAAAAAAACATGATTAGCATGAAATGTGAAAATTGTGGAATGGGATTTATTGTTGCTGATTACAACAAAA